AATATCCGAACTTGCTCGCTACGCTCTGGTTTAAAACCAGCCCGACCGTCATGGTCTACATATTCGGCCTTGAGACCATGACGTTCCATATCTGCCAACAACCTATACGGAACATGACTAACACCCTTTTCCATTTGATTTAATAGCACTTTTGTGTGCCCTGATGAAACCCCTGGAAAATAAGTCATATTGTCTATTAATTCTTTCCGACGTGCCTGTAACTCCTTCCACGGCAAAGAGTTGTAGTAGTTAACTTCAGCATTGAAAAGTCTATCATAGTCGGCGTCTTTGGGCCAGCCACCCAAAACCTTTATCTCGTCAATTTTATGTTGCTCAGCCTCCCATGCAGCCTTCAGTTGCTTACGACTACCCAACTTGGCCGGAGTCACCGTGGGGGATACTGGCGTTGGCTGTAGCTTCCCTGAATCCAAGGCATCCAAATCTACAATCCGAGCTTTAATCGTTTTACGTTTAAGTAGTAGTTTAGCTTCAGCACGATGGTAGCCATTCCACAGTATGAGCTCACCGTCATGTCGAACTATTATCGGTAACTCGTCTCCTTCTGGGAAATTAGCCCGAATAAGTCCCCGCATCCTGTCTTTTTCCACAAAGTCCTGCACACCCTTTAGCTCGGCAATCTTTACAGTCTTAACAATCTCGGGTGCATCCAGATCCCGCGCTCGCTTTACTTTTCCGGCTATCTCATCTTCCAGATCACTGACTTCCTCCCGCACCAGCGGAATACTCGACCTGGCATTTGGGCCTTTTAAAGTTGGTGAGCCCCACTCGTCCACTGTCTCCAGCTTTTCAAGCCGACCCATAGCTACCTTTTGTTTACGATCAAGACCCTCCAAGTCAGGCTTTACAACAGGAGCAATAGGCTCCGGCTCTGGTGGCTTTGGAGGAGGAGGCTTGGGTGGTGGTTTGACAGGTGGTTTGACAGGAGGTTTGACTCCTTTCCTCAGCACATCATCTACAACCAATCCTTCTGACTCCCATGCCGATATAAATGCTTGGCGTTCAGCATCATTCAATTCATTCTGCCAAACTTTAACTCTGGGCGTGCCTTGTTTGACTTTGACTCCCTTGCGCATCTTTGCCCTGAGTCCTGTCAATGCTGTCTGTGTGGCTTTATCAAAGGTATCCCAACTGCGGCCACCTTCAGGATTTTTCCAACCAGGCGGTGGCCCCGAAATTTGATAGTCTTCGATGCCTTTAATCCAACTCTTCTTAACAGCTCGCCAATGATGCCTACAATTCCAACCACCTCTGTAGGCCAAGGCCGGACCTCGTTTACCACTCCAGTTAAAATCCCAAGAATTAATTTCTTCTACGCTGAAAGCCTGCATAACTCGCTGAGCACAGAAGTCACGAGTAGTGGCCATAATAGTGCCCACATACATCATGTGCTGCATACCATTCTGACGAGCTTTTTCCACATGCACAGAATTGTAAAAATTCATAATCCCGTCGTTGGCATATAGTTCGGCGTATTTGGTAAGTGGCCGTCCTCGGGCATCTACCTGGCCTACAAGGGCCGCATTTATTTGCTTAACCAAGTCATCATATGGGGCTCCAGCCGCAACCATATTATACATCGACTGAGTTATCTTTTCCTGCGCCTGCCTACCGATAGTAGTAAACTCCAAAAGATTTTGCTCACCTAACTCCTTCATCATTGTTTTGTCTATATCGGTATAACGACTGATTACATTAAACTCTTCAAAGTCATTTTGTATCAATTCAGATATTTCACTGTAGCCAGCCACCTGCTCCCGTACCTCACGGCCATACTCTTCTTCAAATATCTGCGCCATACGGGTATGTAAGGCTTGCGCTTTTTTAAGATTGACTCGTGGCCCCACTAAACGACCAGCATCAGTGGTTTGCAAGGTAGAGAACTCTGAGACGATTCGAGATTCCACGTTTCTTATGGATTTTAACAATCGCCGCTGATTTACCCTTATTTTATTTTCCAACACCGCAGACGTCCGCTCGCTTTGCTCAATTACCGCATCTACGTCCGGCTCCGGCTTATTTTTTCGCTTTTGCTTTGCCATTTTATCCCTTCAGAAAAAATCGAGTCAGAGTGTTTAGCTCTAATCTTTCTTCTTCATAAAGTAGCTCAAAAGGTAGTACTTGCAAGATTGTCTTTGACACCCACTTATCCTTAATTGCTCTATCCCAATCATGTACTACCACCACATCACCAGTTTTAAGCATAGGCGCATATGTTTTAAATTCCCATGGCTTATCAATGCAGTCACAGAAGACAACAGACATCCCCGTCCTCTGTATAACGGTCTTCACCTCTTCTACACTCTTATCGACATAGATATTGCCCGTTTGAATTTTTTTATGCAACTGAACTAATTTCTTAATCGGTGTGTCCTTATAAGAGCCACTCCTGTTTTTATCATAGCCATGATAGTCCGCATTTATATTATGGCACCACAGGGCAAAGTAGGTACTCATACCACCATTATCACAACCCAATTCGAGGAACCGCCGAATCTTGTCCTTGTAGGCAAATAAGAACTTCTCCCATACGTAAAAAGCAGTGAACGGCTGATCGCACTTCTCCCCAAATATCGTTACATTGGGTGCATTCAGCTTGGCATTCAAGTCATAGTTATTACTACGTGCTATTGTGAACCCACTATTCTTTAGCGTTTTTGTACCCACTTCGCATACCTCCATACTATAAGTACAAAACAGACAGGGCACCACAAGATTGCCTCCCAACACCACGTACCGGCCTTCATCTCGGCAACAATAGAATTTATGAATCCATTGTTTGAAGCCCTAACATGCTCCTTCCAATGAAGGACGGAATGAGTTGTGTTTAGAATTCTTTGATTCATTTTGCCTCTTTTCCTATGGTACAGTCGTAGTCGTGCTTGTGGTGGTTGAAGTTGTAGTCGTTGTAGAGACCTGCATCTGTGCAAGCGACAGCTCGTTAACATGCAACTCATGCATGACGTTACCGCCAATAACAGGATGTATAACGCGAACACGAACGTTATCTGTACTGGCTTCCCACCAGTCACCGTCTCCCGCTGCCTCACATTCAATTATTTCGTCAGCACTCATAGACTGACTTAACTCACCACCGGTTAAAGCGACCCAATCGGTAGCGTTGTAGTCATACATTTCAATACGTGGATTATTCGGAGCTCCATGGTTCCCCGTATAATAGCCAACGAAGCGAACCTTTAAACGATTGCCCTTGGGAACAGGCTTAAAGTCAGCCGTGATGACAACAGCACCCACCCCAGTGACTTCTCTGGCATGCATACTCCACTTGTCCGTAAACCATGTGTACTTAGCATATTCACGCTCGCCAGAATTGTCTTCAGTTCCCGGATCCACTACTACCTGCCAAGCATAACGCCAACCACCTTCCCGGTTCCCTAATTGACGCTGCTTTTGGCCGTGCGCCCGATGCATCCTTCTCCTCTGTGGTTTTAGTTTCCTTACCATTTTTTTGGTCTCCTTGTTAGCCTTTGGGGTCGTACTCGACATGCACATGCATACTCTCGACAACTACATCAAAATCTTTCCCCAAGATTCCTTGCATCTCTCTTCTGCTAACTTTGGGGTCCTTTCTGAAATCAACTGCATTGCCAATATAATGCAATGAGTGAGCACTATGATTGCCATCCCGAAAACAAGTAATAAAAAAGTCAAGACTCTTGCTACTGTACAGATCAATAACACGTCCAAGACCCTTTTGCATTGCATGTGATAAATCTCCCAAAACACCTCGTTTAATCCAAACAGTCATTGTTGTACCTCGATGATTGTTATTTCTTTTTGTTTCCCAACGATCCTCCCCTGAATGGGCCTGAACCAAACAAGTCAAGTGGCCTGGTGGCCTTCTTGCCAATGTGTGGTATCTTAAAAGTACTCGATCCCACAGTTGGTTTATCTTCACTCAACGGATTTGTTGGTTTCCTATCCTCAGGCTCGGGACCTTCTGGATTAATTTTCCTTTCGTCCATACTACCTCCTACGTTTTTTCTTTTTCTTTTTCTTACCTTTCCCTTTAACAGAAACATTGCAGATACGATGAGCAGAAGACTTTGACTTACCCGAAGCCTGTACCTTGCGTACTCACCTTTTGTATTTGGGGCCACATCCCATTTTGGGTACACTCCTTAAAGTTTTTCAAATACATTGAATCTATTGACAGGCTTCTGTACTTCACCTTGTTTCCTGTCGCTTCTATGCTGTGTGCGCTGACCTGCCACCTTGCGCATTGCTCTTGCTCGTTCCGCTTCCTCATCAGCCATCTTCTTGGCGGCATCTCGGGCCTTATCCATCCGTGGTTTATCAGATTTGATTTCTTCGGCCTGAGCTAAAGCACGAGCATCATCTTCGGCTTGCCATTCGGCTTCTGTTTCTGGCATAACTCTACTCATTACTCTTTACCTCCTTTTATCTTTTTTAAGTCAGGTTTATTACCCTCATCCTCATCTTCGTCACTCTCACCGGGTATATCCTCAGGCGGCCAATCTGGAAATACTGGCCCCTCTTCGATTTCACCATCAATCTCAGACAGTATCTCATCTTCAGCAGATGGGATCATCATGCGTACAGCCATCTTCTGCATTTCAGAAGTGTACGTTGGGCTGTCTGTAACAATAACCTTGGAAGTGAGCATATTTTCCAAGTCAGTCATAAGATCTTCCACCTCAAAGGTTTTCACGTAGTCAAATCGCAACTCATCTTTGTACTTGTCCCACTCATCCTGCCACAGCAGCCAATACCTAACTACACCTCGTTTGGCCTTAACTACGTTCTTGCCTTTCTTAACCAGCTTAGAATTAAGCAATTGGAATTCGGACTTTAAAGCTACCCCAGATTTAGCCTGCGTCTGTATCTCAGTAGCCGCCATGCCGCCTACATTAGTCGCTCTATATATTTCACTCACCTTCTTAGCTATAACTTCAAGTACGGCTCGTATAGGTCCTTCTGAACGAGACTCAAGCCAATCCGACTTTGTGCCTTCAGGATTATCTGGGTCAAACTCCAGAACAGCAGTTTCACCAACCTCATCTTTTTGATCAACGCCATCATGGCCACCCACTTCCCGCTTTGGTTTCCGCATCATAGGGAAGGCAGTGTAGTTAACGATTTCCTCAATTTGACTCAGGTTCCGCATAATAGAAACATCTATGCGAGAGACATCCGCAATATCACTCAGCCCTACATCCTTGTCAATAACGGATCTTTGGTTATAGAGCCATACAAACGGAATCTCCTTCAGGTCATGTTCACCTTCAGCTACCTTGTTGGCTGTGCGACCGACGTTTTCAAATTTGGTGCCACGTTCTGTCTTTACAGTAGAGACATCTTTAGACACCTCTGTCTCTATAATTTCCCACACTTCCCACTTTTCAGGTGTCCATATGCGATAGTACTCATCATCATCCAACAGCTTCAGATAAACCAGCTTCTTGTGCCCATTTACATCCACCTCATACTCCCAGTCAATAATATGCGTGGGCTTATAGGCTGCCAGATATGGATAAATCGCCTCATCTAACTGCTGCTGCTTATTTTCAGTCGGCATACGAGGCTTGTCTACCAATATACCAACAAGTCCCTGTATAGACGCCTGCCTGGACTGATCGATAAAGAACTCGTCGAATTCCTCACCGTCATAGTTGCAATCTTCTTGGAAAGCCTGCCATTGCTCGTCATTACCCAAAGACTCTGGTATTGTACGAGGGTAGTCTTTCTTAAAAAGATAAGAGTTAAGAAGATCCACGATCGAACGTGAGTAAGTAAAGCCATAGGCCTCATCTGCTCGGCGCTTATAATTGGCATGACTCTCGCGTTCGTGCTGTTTGAAAACTCCCCATGCAATAAGAGCTCGAACACCCTCATAGCTGGCATTAAGGAATTTCCACTCATCAAAGTACTTATCGTACAACTCGTGGGTCTCCTTCAGTTTTTCTTCGGTCATCTCTTCAACAGGATATTTCTTTGCCATTGTTGCTCACCTCCTAATTAAA